GACAATGTGCGCGGCAAACGCAATAACGGTCAATGACCCTGCTGGAAATCGTAAATTTACTAAACAAAAATCAACAGGAAGGATTGACGGTATGCAAGCACTAGCGCAAGCAGTTGGAGTTATGCCTCAATCTTTTGAAGATAACAGCATGGATGACTTTTTAGCCAATCCAATTACAGGGCGTTACTAATGAATTTTTTCCAATCCATAAGAGCTTATTTAAGCTCTTTTGGCGGCTTATCGCGTATCAGAGGCATACAGCGCGGTGAAAACGCCAGTGGTAACTCACTCATAGCCGCACCTGTAACGTTTGATTCTGCGCTAACTGTTAGTGCTTGGTGGGCTGGTTGCCGATTGCTGACTGAAACAGTATCAGGTTTGCCGATTCTTATGTACAAGCGCAATCTTAATGTTCGCATACCTGATGAATCACACCCATTGTTTTATGTTTTAAGCGTTAAGCCTAATCGCTATCAAACTAAAGTTGAGTTTATAGAAACATTAATGCTTAACTTGGTAACCAGTGGCAATGCTTATGCAGCCATTGAGCGCGTAGGTAATCGAATTGTTTCACTGTTACCGCTTAACTCAAGCCAAATTATTACCGAATTGCTAGAAGATGGCACTGTTATTCACAAATATTACAGTGGTGAGAACGTCAAGGTTTACTCGCAAGATAGTATGTGGCACATCAAGCTATTTGGTAGCGGCCTAGTAGGGCTTTCACCTCTTAGCTATGCCGTTCAGTCATTAGGCATTGCTTTAGCGTCTGAAAACCGCTTAACCAGCATTTATAAGAACGGTGGCAAGCCTACTGGTATTTTAATGATTGATAAAGTTCTAACTAAAGACCAGCGTGATGCAGTTCGCGCAAACATGGCAGACCTAGCCGAAGGAAATAGCGACAATTTGTTTGTGCTTGAGGCTGGAATGAAGTATGAAGCCGTGAGTATGACTCCGCAAGATATTGAATTGCTGGCATCTCGCAGGTTTCAGCTTGAAGATGTGGCGCGATTCTTGGGTGTTCCTAGCGTATTAATTAACGATACAAGCGGCTCAACTACATGGGGCAGTGGTGTAGAACAGATTATTGAAGGCTTTTATAAACTAAATTTAAGCCCATACCTAAACCGCATTGAGGAAAGTGCGCGAGTAAACCTATTAAGCCCTAGCGATTCCATGAAATACGGCATTGAGTTTAACTTTGATGCCTTGTTGCGTATGAATCAAACATTACGCTTTGATGGTTATAACAAAGGTATTAACGGTGGTGTATTAACGCCTAATGAGGCTAGGGCGCTAGAGGGTTGGTCACCTAAAGAGGGTGGCGATACTCTTATGGTCAATTCAACCATGATGCCTATTGGTCAAGTAGGACAAAGAGGGGTGCAAATTGGAAATTAAAAGATTACCGTTAAGTTCGCTAGAACTTAAATTTACCGAAGGCATGAAATTTAGCGGCATTGCCTCTATTTTTGGTGGTGTTGATAGCTATGGCGACACCATTGAACAAGGCGCTTATGCAGACACGTTAAAGAACCGTGAGCGCCCAATTCGTATGCGTTGGAATCATTACGGTGATGTGATTGGTAAATGGACAAAAATAGAAGAAACAGACAAGGGGTTGTATGTTGAAGGTGAACTTACGCCTAATCATTCCCTTGCGTCTGATGTTTACGCTTCATTAAAACATGGCGCGGTTGATGGTATGTCAATCGGTTATCGCGTTAAGGCTTACGAGCAGTTGCCAAACGATAGACGCTTATTAAAGCAAATTGAATTAGTAGAAATTAGCATTGTTGAAGAACCTGCTGATTTAGGCGCAAAAATTGGCGAAGTTAAGTCAATTATTGAGCAAGCAACAAGTTTAAAAGAAATTGAAACCTTACTGCGTGATGCTGGCGGGTTTAGTCGGAATGATGCTACTGCGCTAGTCAGTCGCATTAAATCCTTGTATCAGAGTGATTCTGACGCAGAAAAACGGCAACAAGAGGCGCTTAAACAAGCGTTTATGAGTTTCACGCCAAAATAACCCTAGCATCAAAACAACAAGCCGCTTAATCGCGGCTTTTTTTACGCCCATAGAAAAGGAAATATTATGTCAGACGAAATTAAATCATTAGTAGAAACAGGCTTAAAGTCTGTTCAAGATAAACTTGAAGCATCTATCGCTAAGTTTGAAGGCCAATTAGCTGAAAAAGGCAAAGTGGACACTGAAACCAGCGCAGAAGTGAAAGCATTAAGCGAAAACTTTAAAGAGATTTCAGCAACCGTTACCGCTTTAGCACAAAAAGGCGTTAAAGCTGATAACGAGCCACAAATTAAATCTGCTGGTGAAGAATTTGTAAAATCAGCGGCTTTTGAGGCATTGATTCGCGGCACTTCACAAAAAGCGCGTGTTGAACTTAAAAACACAGTTTTAGGTTCACCAACAACTACAACTATCCCTAGCTATCAAGCTGGTGTTATTGGTGGTGCGTTTCGCCCATTAGCAATTCGTGATGTATTGCCACAGTATCAAACTAGCACAGACTTAGTTGTTCTTACTCGTGAAGCTACATTTACAAACAATGCGGCTGGTGTTGCTCAAGGCGCGGCTAAACCTGAATCAGCTAACACATTTAACAAGTACAACGTGCCAGTTGAAACAGTTGCACATTGGTTGAAAGTATCTAAACAATTAATGTCAGATGCGCCAGCCGTTGTGTCATACATTGAAACTCGTTTGCGCTTTGGTGTTGAGGCTAAAGTGGATGACCAATTATTGAACGGTGACGGTACTAGCCCTAACTTATCAGGCTTGCTAGATACAGGCAATTACACTGTTTACACACCAACATCAGGCGACAACTTAATTAACGCAATCAATCGCGCTAAATATCAGTTGTGGGCTACTGGCTACATTCCCGATGCTGTTATCGTAAACCCTGCTGATTGGGGCGCTCAAGAGATTGAACAAGCGACAGATGGTCAATACTTGTATGGATTGCCAGGCATGATGTCAGGTATGAACCCATTCGGTTTACGTGTGGTTATCTCTACACAGATGGCGGCAGGTTCATTCTTGGTCGGTAAATTTGCAGAGGCAACAGGCGTTTGGAATCGTGAAGGCACTGTTATCGAGATGGGTTATGAAAACGATGACTTTACTAAGAACTTGATTACCTTACGCGCAGAACAGCGTTTAGGCTTAGAGGTATCTGTACCAGCCGCATTATTGGGCGGTGCGTTTACTGCTGCTTAATTAGCATCGTAAGTGAAAAGCCTCTTAACAGGGGCTTTTTGCTTAATGTGTTTACTCACTGGATAACAAAATGAAAATAATCGCTCAAAAATCATTCCCGCACATGACGCTAGGCTTTATTGAGAAAAACACGCCTATTGATGTGCCTGATGATGAAGGCAAGCGATTAGTTAGTATGGGATTGGTGACAGAGGTGAAAGAAAGCGCAAAAGTAGCTGAAATTGCAAGTTATGACACAAAAGTTGTAAGTGAAAAGCCTCTTAAAACGAAAAAAGCTAAATAATCATGCAATATAAAGTCATAACGCCAGCAAGCGCATTGCCAGTCTCTCTAGCGCAAGCACGTACACATTTGAGGCTAGTGCCTTACGGTGACCCATTATCGCACCCTGACGATGATTATATTGATGATATTTTAATCCCAAGTGCTACGGCATGGGTTGAGCAGTATTTAGAGCGCATTTTAGCCATTCAAACGATTGAAATAGCACTTGATAAGCTATCTAGCCAAGTGGCTTTACCGTTTGGATATGTGCAATCAGTTGAAAGCATCACAGTGTTGCAAGATGGCACACCATTTACCGTGAACGCATTAACCTATTCGTTAAATGACTATGTAAGCCCTAATCGTATTTATTTAAATCTAGGTTATGACTGGCCTAGCTATGACCAAGTAGAAAACGCTATCAAGATTCAATATGAGGTTGGCTATGATGTTGTGCCAAGCCCTATTATTAGCGCGATTCTGCTTATCATTGGGCACTTATACGAAAACAGACAGCAAAACCTAACTGGTGTAAGCATTAGCGAATTACCTATGGGCGTTATGTCTTTATTGCAACCTTATCGCATAAATATCGGTATTTAGTATGAACTTAGGCAAACTAGACCGCTATATTCGCATTGAGCAAAAGACAGTCACAACAGACCCTGACTTTGGCTCAACGATAGAAACATGGACAACCTATAAAGAGTGTTGGGCGAGTGTGCAAGATATTTTAAGCAATAACCAAGAGTCCACAAAAACAGATTTACGGCTAGCTACACGCCCATGCAAGATACAAACGCACTATGACAGTGGCATTGATTCAACTATGCGAATTGTTATGCTAGACCGTGACGATAGATTGCTACAAATTACTAGCGTACCTGCTGAAATTGGCAGAAGGCAAGGGCTTGAGTTTATGGCCGAGAATTACAGCGCATGAACTTTACTAATTTAAAGGGCGGTAAAGAGATTCAAGAAT